CTATTGACACTGTTCCACTACCCACTGCTGTGCGCCTTCTAACTGCTTTTGCATCGTTGTTACTCGCTCTCTGAGGGTGAAATAATCCCGCTCAGCGGCGTCATCCAATCTGGCGGTGGCTGCATTATCCATGCTGGCGGTTGCTGCCTTGGTATTGGCGATGGACACACATTGCGCGTGGAGCTGCAACCGACGACGACCAGCGGCAACATCATTGCGAAGACCATCAATTTGTAACTTGGCATCGTTTAACTCCTGCGTATACTTCGCGTCTAAGGCCGCGCTCAACTGCTGGCGGTGCGTCATATCATTAATGGTGGATTGGCGTTCACTGGCGAGCTGTTCAGCTGTAGCGCGGTCTTTCTCTGCTTGTTGGTATTTATCGCGATAATGGCTAGCTATTTTCCCAGCAACGAGCAACGCCACTAGCAACAAACCTATTGCCATCATTCGCCAACTGAAATTGATATTCATTGGACTATATCCCAACAAGTAAGCTCCGATTCTTGGCCTCTTCGCACCGGCTGCCCAGCGCAATTATTTGCTTTAATCCGACAATCTCTGCCTCCATCGAATATCCAGCGCCTTATCTCAGCACAAGCACCAATACGATCACCGGCATTCAACTTCTTATAAAACGTAGAGGGGAAGCATTTAGCGGGACCGATGTTGTAAGGGCAAAAGGAAGCGATACCGGCGACAGCAGGCTCTGAGAGTGGCACTGTCACATTACGCCTAACCCATGCAATAGCTTTATCACGCTCTAACGCGTCATAGCGCTTGCACTGGCTGTATGAAAGTTTCACCCCTTGAGTGACTGGTTTCCCCTCAATGCGCGTCAATCCACGACATATTGACCAGATCCCCCGCCCATCCTGATACGCTATAGTTCGAACGCCCTCTTTCTCATCCAGAAACTGATCAAGGATTTTGTCAGCTGTAGCCCCACCAAGAATTAATGCTAGAACCGCAGCGCTGAGTTTGGTTTTAGCTCCCATCAATCACGCTCCAGCATGTCGATCTCTTCATCTAATGGCGCAGCTGCCATCACTTGACGGCTTTTAATCCATTCACGCAGCAAACGCTCACGGCGACAGCGGAAATAAATCCCCGCTATAAAACCGCCCAGCGAACAAAAGATGCCAACAATGATGCCGACTACCATCCACTCGTTAGGTGAGAAGTAATTGATCAGGCTGAATAGCCATGACGAAACCCCACCAGCAAGTAAGGCGTTATCAGCAGCACGTGTGTACATTATTTTCATCCTTCACCTCCACCAGCGAGGCGGGGTTAATGTGTGGGATAGCGCCCAGCCGTAACCACTCTCAGCTAGAAAGTGTTTAATGTGTGGATGGTTGTTGACTGGACGCTAGATATAGAAAAGGCTACGCATATGCGCAGCCTTAAATTAGATCGCCAGATAAAATCTGACCTTGACTCTGTTTGAGATTACAAAGCGGATTTTTGCCTGATAAAAGTCAGTATTTCCCTAATTAGATCAGCCCTTTCACTTTCAGTGTTTCGGCGTTTTATCTCAAGGTTATCAATAATACTACCTATTGTTACCCTTTTTTCACGTTGCAATAGCTGAATGACTGCATCACCGATTTCTATAGACATATCCTGATTTTGTATATGGCTCAAAGGATCACCCTTAGGATTGTTATAGGTCATACATGCTTTTATCAAAAGAACAAAGAAAAATCGTCTTTAAATAAAGGCAGTGGCTGGCACTGATCCCCAGCTTATAGTCACTTAGGCCTTGGTCAACCTGACTATTGGCGATGTTCGGCCTGAATATTAACCGCCAAGATTACCTATGCATCAGCCTGCAAAATTCACCGCACTGGTCATAGATACTGAACCATAAGGTTAGTTCGTGTAAACTAAATGGATTAAAGATTCAGTATCTATGCCACTGCGTAGAATATCAATTTTATTAGTTATACCTTCATCTCAACTCTCGATTACTCCACTAACAATAGTTTATATATAAAAACTCTAATATGAAAAAACCTGCATCTATTCGATGAAGTAAGTACTTTAATGTTACTCAGGACTCTCATCCAAATTGTGTCATATAACTACCAAACAAGATCCAAAAAACAACATATATTAAAAGAAACCACCATACCCATCCCATCTACATTTCGACCAACAAAGATAATATTTGAATAAGACTAAACCCTAATGCAGCCATAAACTACAAATTATAGGTAACTTACTGTCGCATATAGATACAATTCTTTTTAATTTACTATTTCACATGCACCCACTATTAAAAATTACGTTCAAGATTTTGTTGCAAATCTATACTCAGCTTTTGCTCACTGCATTACATCAGTAAACTCTGTATGCTTTTTCAACTCAGAATAAATAGCTTCCCCCACCTTTTTGCCTTCGTCAACATCACTCTGCCAATGAGAACCGCATACTACACGACTTTGGCTATAATCAGATGCCTGATGCATAATTTCTTCGCGTTGTTTCGAGTCTATATCTGAAAGAGCCATCGATGATGCCCATGCAAAAGATGCATGCCCTATAACCCTAAAAATAAATTAATATCCTTAAAAGACATGTTTAGCCCTAAACAAATAAAATTATGGACCGCCACCGAGGATTCGAACCTCGCACCTGCAATAGAAATAGTTATTGCATCTTTCCCACTAAACTAATGGCGGTTAGGTGCTATAGCAGCTGACTATAATTCGAGAACCTGACACACGAATAACCAGCCCCTGATTCTGCTATAGCCAAAACAAAGTACATGATGATTTTCAACATTACAATACAAGTATCATTATACTCATCTAATTCTGCTAGTTATTTAGATATAAATTATATTTTGAGTGAATGTGTCTGCGTAGTAATAAATTGAAATCACGATTTTCCATATCTGTGAACTATTTATCTGAATAGTACGATACCAATTGCTACTTTACGCAGCAGCCGCGTCCTTGGTGTTGTGTCGCTTCATCGCCGGTAATAACCGGTATATGTTTGGCAGGCATAATGCTTTACCGGCACATCTTCTTTCTCATTAACCCTAACCAGCATGTGTGCAGTTCGACCTGCTTCTGGCCCATCTAGTGGACTCGGGACCGCATCATGACTGTGGCATGCAGTGAGTGCGGTTTAACCACGTTAGTGCTTCATTTTCTCACCCTCCAGATACGAAAAAACCCGCACTAGGCGGGCTTCTTGATTATGTAAGCTGTGTGATGAACTAACCACTCTTATCAGAATATCAGCGTTTTTACGATCGTAAAGCTATTATGCTACCTTTCTTACTATCGACTCTTTTCGTACTAACCTATCCATTTCTAGGCGAACATCTAGCGCCATCAGCAAACCTTCAACGATCCCCTCTGCTTTCTGTAACTGCTTACCTATATGGGTATCGGAGCAGTGATTTTGCTTAGCTAGCGCCATAAACGTTTTTCCAAATAAGTAATAGTCCACCAGCAAATCATGAGCGTCAGGGTTCTTTTTGTTCAATGTTGCCATGCAGCCCACGATCACCATTGCATCATCATCGCAGCACTGAGGGCGTGATTTTACTTTTGAGGGGATCAAGCCTGAGAATCCAGCAGCTATCGAGTTCCAGCAAACGTCTTCTTTGTTATTGGCTGCCCACGCGCCCCAACGTTCCATGACCATCTGAATATCACGCATCAGCACATCCCCCCACTAAATTCAGAATGATATTTTCCGTGATTTTGCCAAGATCCATTAAGGGCTCTTTCTCAAATACCCACTTGCACACCTCTACAGCTTCTTCACGACTAACAGGACGTATAACTGCAAGCAGACTTTCGAGATATTGCTCACGATCATAAATATGGCTACGGCCACCATCGGCATATTCATAGCCCAACTCTTTTTCAGCACGGTTAAGGGGCATGTAGTAAAGACCGATCATGTTAGAGTGAGGGCTAGTCAGCAGATATAGAGAAACAATCTGCGCCTCAAACCCAGCCTTCTTTAGCTCCTTGCCCGTTTTACCTATCCAAAATTGTGGTGATACCTTCCCGTAGTCACGCATTGGCATCAATCCTTATAGAACAAGGCTTATCAGGCGTAACAACTTCAATTTTGATCCACTCGTAAGCCATATGACGTTACTCCAATTCGCTTTTTGTAACGCTCACAGCGTTACTATTTGCGTTACCGTAGTCACCAAAACAGGTACATAACGCAAATGTTTCATCGTTAAGCAATTCTCTGATGGTCTGCTCACTATCGGCATTTATATAAGTCCACAAGTGAAGAGCCACCCACTCGGTGTTATCTTCTGGATCAATAACCAGATTCCCGCTTCCGTCAAAGAAAGCTTTCATTGTTTCTACTCCTGCGCCCTAACATGTTTATTTTTGCGGTATCTATTTTTGTACAGAGACAGATCGCATTTAAGAGCCCCCTTGGTGAGTTTTTCCAGTTCTAGGGCTGCCCCTTTGGGGATTGGGTCAGTCCATTGGGAGACAGCTCCGTGAGTAACCCCTAATAACTTAGCGACCGCAGAAATAGCGCCCCTCCCGCCAAAAAAATTAACCACTTCAGCTTTATACATCCTCACCTCCAAGATAGTTTTCTGTATATTAAATGAATAGTTTTCTATCATCAAGTTAATGTAAGATAACTATCATCATTAACAGGAGAGGGTATTTGATGGGTACGATCGGAAGCAGGATAAAAGAAAAGCGGCTTGAGCTTGGTTTAACACAAAAAGATGTTGGGGTATCAGTTGGTCGATCTACTGGTGCAGTTACTCAATGGGAAGCTGATATGACAAGGCCAAACGGCCAAAACCTAATGAAGCTAGCAAAGTTGTTTGATTGTAGCGCTGAGTGGCTTCTTACGGGAACCTTAGACCCATTTGATCAATTCGATAAAAGAGGTATATTTTCGAGTGCGGCAAGGCAGGGACAACTAATCCTCATTTTTGATATGAGTGAAGTTACCACATACACAGAGCTCCCCATTAAGCCAGAGCATCCTCTATTCCTTACATCTGCCGCGGTTGGTACGGGCGCATTTGCTATAAAACTAATGGATAACGAAACGATTTCTACCCATGACATAAAAATCCCAAAGGGAGGGGTTCTTGTTGTGGACACTGATTACCCTGAGTTAACATCCGTCATAGGAGGATTCGTTTTAGTTCATTACAAAGGAGCCCCTATGTGTAGTGTTAAAAAACTTGCCTTCGATGGTGCTAATTTTCAACTATTGGCAACTAACATCAGCTCACCAGCTACACCACTAGATGAAACAGTAGAAATAGTCGGAGTAATCAAGCAGATAACAGTAAACCTATAACTCCCCGCTTTTTTTCTTGAAAATAAAAAACAGAAAACTATCATTCACAACCTTGACTGAATGATAGTTTTCTATTATTTTCTCCATAGAAAACTAGAACACGCCCAAAAACTTGTTCAACTTATGGAGATTACAAATGAAAACGGTTATTAAAGAGCATGACGATACACAATCGCATATTGATGATTTTCATCTTGCACGTCAGCGTGAAATAGCAGTAATAGGTACGCTGGTAGGAATCGATAGTGACGAACTAGGGGAAGAAGTAAAATGCTGGATTCTTCAATCACTCATCAGAATAAAAAATGATTATATTAGTGAGTCGTTACACTCTAAATATAATGATCACTCTTTACAGAAACCACTCCACGCCCCATTCAACAACGACCTAACTTTAGGTCCACGCATTCATGACATGCGCGAACTTCGCGAATTGAATCATTTAGAACTCGGAGAAATGATTGGCGTCTCTCGGTCATGCGTTGAGGCATGGGAAGATGGAACAACTGTTCCGGGATGTAACCACCTTGTCCCCCTTGCCAATGCACTTAATTGCGATCCTTTATGGTTATTAACTGGTGAGAGTCAGATCCATCAAGGGGCGAAAGGTGAATAACATTATCCCCAATAACGGCAAACAAGTACCAGTCCGTAATAAACGCACCGGTTCCTCTTGGCTAGCTAGCTTTAATTATATTACTGGTCTATATCATTTTCAGCCTATTGGAAATGCAAGATTTATTAAGCGTGAATTTGAAAGCATTCGTATACCTATTGAATTCGAACTTGCCGGAACAATAAACGGAGAAAGTAAAAATGTTAACTTCAATCAATGCGCTTAATCAGATTAAATGTTTTGCAGAAGCAGCAATGTACTTAAATGCCCTAAAAGAAACGAAAACAATGTCTGCACTTTTGGAGGTTACCTATCAGGTTGCCGATGAGGAATCAGTAGAAATAAAAAAACAGAATAATTAACAAGGAGATTCGGCAATGAGTGGATTTGCTTATGAGTATTGGAATAAGTCAGAAATTGTAGAGTTAGCGGGAGAGCTTGATACGATAGCCGTATTAGTAAATAGACACCAGAGCAATCTTGATGATATTGAATTGGATTGTTTATTAAATTTAATGAGAAAGATGACTGGAACAATTACTGCATTTTTATCTGAAGAACTAAGAAATGCGGAGATAACTAATGGATAAGAGATCTTTAACGGCAAGCGAAATTCAGTCCTTCTCTGATGAACTATCTAACCTCATCGGATTAGCAAGTCTCATACACGAACAGGCAGATAAAAAGCTGGATAGTGACTACATGGAACTCGTTTGTTCTCTTGGGATTTTACGCAAATCAATGTTGAATCTTAGCTATAAAATTTATGCCGCTTACGAAGAGGTGTCCAAGCATGAGTAAATTACATCATATTTCAACTGATTCATTAAATTTAGCTATCCGCACAGTTTCATGTATCAAAGGCATTACAAATGCAGATGGTGAACATGATGCTGCTGTCCAGCAATCAATAGCTCTGTCATTTGCTATTGATTTAGAAGATAAACTGAAAGAACTTGATGAGCGCCTAGTTATGGCTGCTGCTGGTAAAGTAAGTGATAATAATAATGAAAATAAAATACTTGAAGTTGACTGTATGTTGGGACAAATAAAGTCAATCTTATCCTGTATTTTTGAGGATGTTACTGACTCTCATATGGCAGGATTGCTCGGTGGTGCAATCACCATAACTAACACTGCACAAGAAACACTTAATAGTTAATTAATTGATGTGGCGAAAACAATTACAGCCTAATGGCTGGGGCTAACTGCACCTAAATTTTAAAATAAGGCATATATGAACATTCAACAAAAGATTGCTCAATATAGAAAATACCTCATCGATGCCAAGCTTAATTCAATGCTGCGAAAGACAAATAGTCATTGCACTATTGTTACCTTAGGGGATGGGGCTATGCGTACAGTTGAGTTATCAGAATCAACATTAAGCAAGGGACTAGAAATATTTTTTGAGCTTCCCGCGCTAGATGTCAATAAACGTTCCGAAGCCGAACCAATGATTTTAGAAAGCTATAAGTCACTTTTGAAAAAAGGTAATGACAAACTGAATGATGAAGGCTATGAGTTCATGAATAACCTCGTCAAGAATATTGCTGAACTAGCCAACGAACGCGGCTTATTTAATAAGGAAGAAGCATTGTGAAAAATAAGATGTCACTAGAGCAAATGGTCGAATATATGAAGAGAAATAACTCTAATGTCCCTGACTGGCTTCTTGATATTAATCGCTTGAATTCAGGTGCTGAGTTATCACGCGATGAAATGCTCGAATATGCAGAGTTCTTCTGCTCACAGGCTCGTTCGGTTGAGGCACTCACCTATTTAATCGAATGCGAGAAGCGTTTCGGTCTGGCAGCTAATGGCGGGCACATATTTGTTCACGGCAACATCATTATTCAAATAGACAAGCGTGTAATCGAAGTGCTCCTACAGTGCCAGATAGAAGCCACAATTTTAGAAAAACGTTCAGCCGATCGCTACATATCAGTCATGCAGTTTTATTTGGACGACCGCCTGAAGCGAGCACAGGAAGGATCTACATGGATGATTGATTTCATCGATGAGGTTCTTATTTCCAGCTCCCAATTTTTAATCAGCGGTGAAATTCCACCAGCTATAGAAATGCACTGAGGAGAACGGCAATGAATACCACAACAGAATTAGCGAACAACTATAAAGCCCAGATCCTCCTCACTATGGAGAACGGAAAAATCATCAGTGAACGACTGCTACAAAACGGGGAAATGGTAGCTACGGTTCCGGCGTTCATTGAGTTGGCAGAGATGGCTGGTTATCAAATTACCTGCAGCGCAAGTGAGGCGAGCAATGAATTATAAAAACGAACTTATTACGGTCTGGTACCACGCTATTTATATGGTTACAGAAAATGGTGCGCGTCGCGAATATCCCATTTACACGCAAGGCAACAGTGAGATTGATGCTGCCGTTCGTGCTGCTGTAAGCATTACAGAAAGCAACGCATCCGTGTCGAATGTCACTTTCAAATCAATTCGTATCGCGTCCTACCATGAGGCAGACACGCTTGACGCAGAGCTTGATGCGATCGCTGAAGAGGAAAACAAAAATGAATAACCAACTGATGACCTTTAGTTCTCAAGAGCTCAACTTTTCAATGCACGGAGTTCTTTACGAGGGAAGACCCGCCTTCGATGCAGTGGATCTTGCAAAATCGCTCGGGTATGCAGATCCACACCAAGCACTTAAAAAACATTGTAAGTCATTGATTCGAATTGATTCCGTTGAATCGACGGAGTTGGGTTTTGGATCACGCCCTAAGGGCGTAGCCCTTGCAGGGCAAGCTGATCTGTTCCGATTAATTCTACGCAGCCAGCTCCCATCTGCCGAGCGTGTACAAGACTGGGTATGTGAGGAAGTGTTGCCGTCCATCATGAATACCGGCACATACAGCAAGCAACAGACAGCAGTTGATTCACACCAACAAGGATCCAGCATGAACAGTGACATTATTTCACTGGCCCGAGTGGTGGCCGAAGCAACCGCGTCTGCAACCATGAAAGCGGTGATCGACATAGTAGGCATTCAGAAGCCTCAAACTCCAACGAACGCTCAACCAGTGCCCGTCATTACTGAGCCGTTGCAAAGCTCATTCGATTTACAGGGAACTCATCACACTCAATCCGAATATGTTCCAGTTGCCGAACTGGTATGGTCTTGCGGTTTATCGGATGCAGCATGCCGTAGATTAACAGCATACGCCGGTCTGCCTACTACCCTCACAAACGGTGATCGTGGTCATTTACTTATCCATCGCGAATCGTTCATGGAGGCCGCTCAAACGCTGCTTGACGAATCCACAGCACCATCCGGAAAGCTAAAACGTTGGCAGCATCCAGAATTCGGTGGATTTACCTTGCGCCTCAAGTCATCAGAATCAGATACGGAGGCCAAATAATGCTTATCCCAACTGATATTCTTCGTGCCGCTCTGTGCTGCGTAGCTGCCGAGAACGAACAACGCACTTACCTGCAAGGGGTGTATATCACCCCAACTCACATTAAAGCGACTAATGGGCGCGCTGCCGTAATGATGGAGCACGGTGCTGATACTGAAATTGACGCTGTCTTTTTGGTCAGCGGTGTTATTCCGGATGATGCCGAGGGAACACTAATCACACAGACGAATGGTGAATGGTACGCCGCGCACATGAGCGATGATGAAACAATAATCGGTTATAGCGAGCTCAAACTCGTTGCCGGTCGCTACCCTGACTTTGCCAAGCTGTTGCCTGAGAAGCCAGAACCTTGCACAGAGCTACCAATGTTTGCAGCCCAGCTGCTGGCGTTGCCTTATTTAATGTTTCGTAGCGGATTCGGCCCGGTCAAATTCAAACCTTATGGCAAGACGGCACCATGCCAACTGATTTTAGATCCGGTGACCAATCACCTATATGGCAACCCGTTTCTAGTGATCATGCCGTTGCACGATAACGCCTTCGAACTATGTGCTGAGGTGCTAAATGAAGATTGATTATCAAGACCACGGTGTCATTGCAACGATCACCGTGACCAGCACCGTCTTTGAATTCCGCCGCCATAACCGTGTAGTCGATGCCGCATTATTTGCGGCTAATGTTAAAACTTATCGCTCGGGTCTCTTCTTTATGAAGTCGGTCATATCAGGCAAAACCGCTGTTGTGATGCGCGCCTATAAAGCAGTTCTGCGGGAGGCATGGTGATGAATAGCGATATGTTTGAACTCACGAAGACAATCAAGGCCGCTGCTTCTGGTGGGCCATCGGACATCACCGACGCTATTTATGCTGCAGGATATCGAAAGCCTGATCGCAGTGTTGAAGATGCCGTGATGCTCACCATTGAAACGCTAGCAGGGTTTGAAGGTGCAGACATTCCTTGGGCACAATGGCCAAAGAACCTTGATGGAGTTTTAGTTAACGAATTGAACGAGCTGATTGAGGTGGAATGTCACAACTCAGATGGATCAGCAGCCCATATAGCAAAAGCAGTGTTGAGTGCTGGTTATCGTAAGGTAGGTGAATAATGGCTAATACTGAAATGATTAAAGAGTCTGAGGTGATGCTAAAACTAGAAATATCATCACGCCAGACCCTGTGGAACTATGTGAAAAAATATAACTTTCCAAAGCCAGTCAGGACACATCCAAAACAATACCTGCGCTCGGATGTGGATCATTGGATCATTAATGGCGGCGTTAACCAGAGATCTTCTTAA